TTTTGGTGTCAGTGTCAAAGCTTGTGCCCTTCTCTTTGATGACCTTCAAAGCTTCTGCTATTGCTTTTCCTTGTGTAGAGTTTTCAGCAAAAAGTTTTTTTTGTTGGGTCAATACACTTTTTATCCCGCCAAGTCGTGTTAACTGAGTAGCATCACTGCCCTCAAGCAATTCATCTTGATACTTTTTTGATTTAATATCACGCAATCTATAATTAAACTTTTCTGCTTCTGCGACACCTTCTTCAATTGTGGCCTTGTTACTTGTAAGCAGATTAGCAAATACTCCACCAGTTGAAAACGGGTTGACAGCGTTAAACACACCTGCAGTAAATTCGCTTCCTATAGTTGCTGCTAATTTTACAAATTCTATTTGAACAAATTTAAATAACTTCATTAGCGGGCCAGATGCTGATATTAATGCTTCGATTAACTTTTCAAAAGTATTTTTTATCGCTGTAATGTCTTCTTTTTCTAATCCAAAAAACTCTTTCATCATTTCGGTAATACTGTCCCCAGCACCAGCAGCTCCACCATCAAGCCAGCCAACTAGCCCGTCAAAAATATTGACAATTGTTTCAAAAACTCCTGGCCCAATTGCTGCAAAGGCTTTCAAGAAGGTTCCAACAAATTTTCCGCTTGTTTCCATGAGTTTAAATACAGGATTAGCCGGGTTATTTTTTAAATTTTCCCAGCTAAATGCTGTGCTCATATCAAAAGCAACTTTTCTTTGTAGTTCTAAGATTCCTTTTCCGCCGTTATCTGTATTTTTATATAACGTTTCCATTATTCCGCCAGTGTAATTTACAAGATTTTTAATTGTACCACCTAAAATGTCAGGATCAAAAATGCCTTTGTTTCCCTCACCGTCACCTACAACGCTTTCTATAGCGTCTTTAAAAGGCCTAAGCATGTTTTCTAATGCGCTTTTTGTTTGTGGATCATCAGACATTTTTATTCCTTTTAGGAAAAAGTCTTCCATTGTTTCAGAAGCTCTAAAAAAAGTTTTTTGAAATTCTGTCCCTAGTACTATGGAACTTGATATTCCATCAAAAAACTTTCCAAAAAATGATACGCCTGTTATTGTTTTCTTAACTTCTTTAAGCGCATGCTCCATTCCTTGCAAACTTTTTATTTGCATTTGTTGCGGATCAGTTTCTTTCATTTTTTCCTGAATTTCTTCATATGACATATTCATATCTCTAAAATTCATAATCATGTTAAGCGCTTCAGCAGACATTCCTGTATATTGCGCTAGCACGCCTTTTTCATGACGATTCATCTCGTCAAAAGTCCTGCCAGTCATATACATCGAATCTCTAAACATTTCAATTATTTCTTCAGGTTTTTCTGCTTTAATTAGCTGTAAAGCATCAACATTCATTCCAAATGTTTGTGATAGCAAAGCAGCAGATTGTGCAGCATCTTCAAATGTCTGGAATTTATTGAAAACAGCAAGTGCTTGGTCAGCAGAAACACCCATTTGAGTTAACTTTGCTGATGTTTCTGTAAGCTGTAAATCTGATAAGTGTCCAAAGTTTATAATGTCTTTTCTTAGCTGGAAAAAGTTTTTTGAAAGCAATTTTAAGTCTACACTAAAACTTTTTGCTGTTGCCTTTAAAGACTGCCCTAAACTATCTAAAGTTTGATTTATAGGCTTTAAATTTTTCATTGACTCCATTGCAAAGTATTTAATTTCTTCAGCACCCATGCCTAATATTTTCGTCGCCTTATAAAATTCAACAAACGACTCTTTTGAAGTCGTTATGCTATGTCCTACAGTATCAGCAAACTGTGCCATTCCACTTAATCCTTGGCCTAATTCATTCAACATATTTGCAGCACCTTGTGCGCCAAATCCAAATAATCTTACGAATTCTCCTCTGACATCTTTTGCTGCTAAAAGACTATCTTTAGCTGCACCATGCATAAGTTGCAAGCCTTGTCCCAAATTTCCTTCAAAAGAAAATGTATCTTGCAGAGCTTCAGCTGCTGTCCCTATTGTTTCAACAATGTCAGATCTTAAAGAATTGCCAATTTTTGCTGCTGCTGATGTTATTGCTAAAGGTAAAGCAGTCATAAATTTTACAAACTTAGTACCATACTTAATTCCTGTAACAAAAACAGAAATCATTGCGCCACCTAACATTTTTAAGCCTATGCCTACAGGAGAAGCCATAAATCCCACACCAATTGGGCCTAAAAGTTTACCAAATCCTTTTCCTAGGATTTTAGTGAATATACTTGCTTTCATTGCAGCGCCTCCGCCGGATTTAGCAACAAACGCGTTAATGGCTCTAAGCTCTTTCATTGAGCTTTTAAAACCAAGTGTCATATTAGACTTTACAACACCAATCTTTTTTATAGCTTCTACAGTAGAAGAAGACATTTTTTTAAGCTTTCCCGGATAACCTCCTAAAACTTTATTTAAAAAGTCACCGAAGCTTTTTGAAAGCATACTTGAAGCTTTGCCTGTTTTTTTAAATTCATTGTTTAAATCTTCTAAATAACTTCCTGTCCTTTTGTAAAATTCTTCTTGTTCTTTTTGAGACATATTTAAATCTTCAAATATTTTTGCTTGATCTTTCAGGAAGTTGTTTTGCTTTTCTATGTCTTCAGGTGAAAAAACTGAAGAAGCTAAAGTTTCTGTATTTGATTTAGACTGTCTAGAAACCTGAGACTTTAATGTATTGTTTAAATCTGTCATGGCTTTTACTAAAGCTAATGCATCACTCATAGTACAAACTTTCTAAAATATTTAATTTAAATATTATTTAGTTTAATTTACTAGATCTTAAAAGCTTTTTTTAAACATATTTTTAAGATTTTTATTATTTTGCTGCGAAGAAATATTTTGCTTTTCTTGCTCTATATTATATTTAAGTTTTCTTAAAAACCATATTCTTTTCCAAACAGGCAACTTATATGCATCGCTATATGTAAAGCTTAGATGTTGCATAAGCGTAAATATTTGTTCAAGTATAACGTCTCTATTTTCAGGAGTCAGGCCAAAAAAACGAAGCACCGATAGGTAATTCGACCTCACTTTCTTCAAAGCAGTGTGGACATTGCATGTGAGAAGTCATATCAACACCAGGCTCATAGTTATCCAAGAATTTTCTTAATGCCAAAGAATCTCTAGCAGGCATATTTTTTACAAAGAAATTAAGTTTATTCTTATCTGTAACATTACCAACTGAAATTATTGATCTACTTAATCGATCAGTTACACTAGTATCAGTAGATAGACCACTCTTTTTCTTTCTATCGTTAGTGATCATCATTTCTCTTTCGTCTTTTCCTGTTAAAAACTTAACTTTTACACTTTTCTTTGTTACAGGCAAAACAATTTCAAAAATATTTTCGCCTTCTTCAACAGGATCAACTTCTAGTCTTTTGATTTTTAACTGTGACAAATCAAAACTATTTTTACTTGTTTTTCCACACTCTGGACAGGCAATTTCAAGTTCGTAATCTGCACCGTAACCTGTAATTCTTAAAGCAATAAGCAAAGCATTTCTATCGCCTGAAATTAGTGTATCAGGATCAATGCTTTTATCTGCAAGGCAGCTTTGAATAAGTTTAGATATTACTGTTCCGTTTTTAATATAAGCTCTTGAAGTTAAAATATCTTCTTCTCTAGCAGTCATAGGTCTGATGTCTAGAGTTTCTTTGCCAAAAATAGAACTACTTGGATTATATATAATACCTTTTGAGGGTAAAGGAACAGATTCTACAGGAATATCAATTCCAAATTCATCTAGCATTACGTTGCTTTTTTTTATAGGACTATTAGCTAAGTCCTCAGGATTAATTGGGCTATCAAGTTTGTTCATTTTTGCTCCGAAATAATATAAAACTATAGTGTTAAATTAATTATATTAATGTTGTTTTCTTCTGTAAAATCTTTTACTCTATTTATTACATTATCTAAGTTAATAGAAACTATATTGCTATCAGATTTTCCAAATAAAGAAATACCTACAGAACCTTGCAATAAGTTTTCTGTTTTATTACTATCATTATTTAGTGCAGAATTTAATATATCTAAGTCTACAAAGTAGTTTTTAATTGCCCCGCTAACTACAAATGTTTCTAGTAAGCCGCTAATTAAATTTTGTACTTCGTTTTTTATATCTGTAGTAGAAAAAGGCGCAGTAAAATTGTTAAAAAGAGCAGGTGAATTACCTATTAAGGGTACAGTAAACAGCAAGTTTCTTATTTCCCTAATGATAGTATTGTAAATTCTTACATTATGATATAGTATAAACATACTGTCAGTCTTTTTATGTAAAGTATTTGCTGAAAGTGTTTTTATACCATTGCCTACCCTTAGCAGACTTATAGGATTGATACTAAAGTCTGTGCTTTTAGTTGTTTTTGTCAAAGCGTCAAATTCATTATTTGAATATATAAACTTTTTATTTAATATATTGTTTACAGAAAAAAAGCTAGGAAAACTTCTAACGCTATCTACAGGTTGACCAATTGTTTCTGTTAAAGATAATGAATTAATAAAAGATATTGTGGGAGGTATTTCAATTCTAAAAAAGTCTTCATCTATTTGATAATGACCTTCACAAGTATTTAAAAAGCCTATAGCATATTTTGATCTATAAAATAAGTTTTTAAAATTATTTATTGTGTTATCTGTTGCATCAATAATATAAGAAGATATATTGTCTCTTTCGTCTTTTCTATTATCAGCTGGCAAACTTATATTTTCAAAATAATAATCATCTTTTATAAAGTCTAAACTATATGACGGATAGCTATCATCTTCTGAATTATTAAAAGAACCATACTCTGGTATATCAAACAAATAAGAATATCTTCTTTCGTCATCAGCTTTTTCTATACAATACTTGTTAAAGTCAGGTGTAGATATTCCTGGTAAACATAATACGTCAACTCTACAATTTGATTCGTTATTAGCTAAGTCATGTCCTTCTTTATAAGAATAATATGTTTGTCCTTTTGTTTTACCAGTAACTTCTTGTCCATATTCTCTTATAATTGATTTGCCTGAAAATGATCTTTTATAATCATCGAGAATATTAATGCCATCAAAACCACCATAAGTAAAAAAATCAAAAGATAAAAATCTGCTATTTATTGATGATTCTAAACTTTCACTAAGCAACATACTATTAATGTCTACATATCTGTAACCTAAGTCGTACTCTATGCTTGCATTAGTTATTTCTCTTCCGTCTCTTTGATAATACGAATAACTCCACTTCTTTTTTGTATCGTCTGAATTTATGTACCTTATTTTTTCTAGATGAAAAAAATTATTATGTAAGTCTGTATTGTTGTCTTCTAAATCTTCTATCCAAAATTTTAAGTTTGCAGATTTATAGTTTTGAAAATATTTTGAATAATAGTGATTAGGTAAAAATTCATTTTCAGGATTAACTACAAACTTATCAAAAACAAATTTTTTATTTCCGCCTATATCGTGTATAAACTCAACTACTTCTGTTTTATCAAATAAAACACCCCAATAAACATCATCATGTAATTTAATTTTATTTATTGTATCTTCATCATCGCTTATAACATCATCAACTTCAGATAATAATATATTTTTTGCAAAATTTATTGGATTTTGAATAACTTCTATGTTTGGATTACTAGAATCTATAGTTTGAAGCTTATTTTTATTAATATTTAGTCTAGGATATGGCATAAATCCGCAAGGAATTAAATTGCAATTATTTTTTTCGTATTCAACATCTTCATGAATTTCAACAAAAACATGATTGTTAGTTTTTCTATAATTACCTTTTGTTACCACTTTTTTAGCAATTAAGTCATAATATTCATATTCAGTTCCAAAAACGCTACCTATATATTTTTCACTGTTAGGATTTAAATCTAAATTTAAAAATTCGAATATTTTATTATATTCATTTCTATTAATATCAAAATAATAAACAGATATATTAAATTTTGACCACTTCAAAGATTCGTTTGTTTCTTTATCATTAGAAACTTTTACAGGCTTTATTTTAAATCTATATCTATTGCCTTCTTCTCCATCAGAATATGTATGAAATCTAAAAAGTTTTTTACATTTATTTTCTAAGCCTTCTTTTTTATAATCTGTAAGTTCTTCTTTATTAATAGGTTGAGAAACCACCCAAGGCGTCTTAGCTTTTGTATAAATTGATTCAAAGCATTCATAGTTAACAGTATCATTATTTGAGTCAAATGTATTCCATTCACCTGAGCCTGTAATTGCAAAATATTTATTGTCAATTGTTGTTGTGCCATTTGATACGCTTCCACTCAGTACATTGAAGCTATTTAAATTATTAAAGCTTGCATAGTTTAAATGACTTCTATACAATGAATATTTTTCGCTAAAGTTAATTGTATCTGAGTCAACTGTTCTTTTAATCATATCTTTAGGAAATATTATAACATTTTTATCTTTATTTTTATGACCATGAATATAAATATAGGGATCATCAAGCTTTGTGACAACAGATCCACTAACTACTGCAGTATTTGCTGCTGTAGAAGACAAAAAGTTTCTAACATTTTCTAAATAATCATTTTCATCTGTTTGAAGTCTAATCAAACTTCCGCTATTAGTTAATACAATATTGGTTACAACACATAATTTTTCAACGTCATTAAAACCAAGCTGATCTATATAGTCTTTATAGGGAGATACTGTACTATCTGTTGACTTTACTCTGTTTGTAACAATAGACCCTAAAAAATATGTTCTTCCATTAATACCATTGTCAACTGAAAGGGGGTTTGCTCCTTTTATACCGTAAGTTACACTTCCGCTTAATATATTGTCACCTACAACAAAACCAGCATCAGTATAATCATCATCTTTATTTTTTCCGTTAGCATCACCGATGCCAAGAATTCTTGTATAACTTAGTTGTTCGCCATTGTTATCAAGCCATATTCTAGAAGCTAGTGGAGTTTGTTTTATATCTTGTTCTGAAAAATTTCCAAATATATTTTCCCAAGTATTAAGTATACTTTGATCCTCTGTAAAAGATACAACTTGTTGTGGAACAAAAGCAGGCCCTTTTTTTGCCGGGCCTACTAAGCTTAATGTTTCACTAGTTAAAGATATTTCTGCCTCTTCTTTAAATTCTGGCTGTGTAAATATCTCACCACTTAACTGTGCATTGTTTATGTTAGGCATTTAACTTCCTGCTTATTGTTTGTTTATTATAAATATATTTTAAACAAGAAGTTAGTTAATTTAATTAATACTGTAAAACACAATTATCAAATCTAATTGTCAAAGAGATATCTGCAGGATCTTCTGCATCATAAGATAAATCACCATAACTAGCATTTGTCAAAAATGCACCTTTAACATCCCATAGTTCAACAACAGTCCCTACAGGATCAAGCATTTTAATTTGGCAATCTCTTTTA